CTGCCTTTCCAGTCTATACCTCCCCGATGACCACTGGTACAGTCCCTAATGGTCCCTGCGTGGGCCAGATTGAGCAGGACTGATAGGGATATGAGCGAGACCACTACGACCCGTAAGGGGGCTACTGAGCCTCGCCTACATAGTCCCTACCTTAAGGCCCCTAATCGCGGCGATGAGATCGCGCAACTTGCAGACAGTATCGGCCTGCCGCTTTTACCGTGGCAAGATTTTGTAATTAGGGATATGACGAGCGTAGGCGAGGATAATTTATTTATACGTAAGACAAGCCTTGTGCTTTGTGCGCGGCAACAAGGCAAAACGCACCTAGCCCGTATGATGATGCTCGGCCATATGTTTTTATTTGATAGCCCTAACGTACTTATGATGAGCTCTAACCGATCTATGGCCCTAGATACCTTTAGGCAGGTTTGCTACGCGATCGAGGGCTCAGCCGATCTCAGCCGGCAGGTTAAGCAGATCCGGTACGCCAATGGCACCGAGTCGATCGAGCTTAAAAACGGGCACCGGTTAGATGTAGTAGCGGCAACTCGTGACGGATCTCGTGGCCGTACTGCCTCGTTTTTGTACATAGATGAAATTAGAGAGATTAGCGAGGAGGGGTATCGCGCAGCTACTCCAACTACGCGTGCAAAAATTAACGCTCAAACCCTACTCACGAGTAATGCCGGCGATAGCTTTAGCACCGTACTTAATGACCTACGCGAGAGAGCTCTATCTAATCCTCCGGAAACGTTTGGTTTTTACGAGTACTCAGCTCCACCTTTTGCCAAGATCACAGACCGGGCAGCGTGGGCTATGGCAAACCCGGCACTGGGCTATACCGTTACCGAGGCAGCCCTCGAGGAGGCGGTAGCTACTCAGCCGGTAGAGACCACGAAAACCGAGCTACTTTGTCAATGGATTAGCAGTACCTCGTCACCGTGGCCGCACCTTTCAGTCGAGGAGGCAGGCGACAAAGACTTAAAGCTAGTACCCGGGCCTCTTACTATTTTTGCTTTTGACGTGGCACCGAGCCGTAGAGACGGGTCACTCGTAATGGGCCAAGTCCTCGAGGACGGCCGGATAGGCGTAGCGGTACTTGAGATATTTCACTCCGACGTGTCTATAGATGAGCTTTTTGTAGCTAATGCAATCGCTAAATGGGCAAAAATTTATTATCCGCGGACAGTGGGATACGACAAATATACGACTGCCTCTATAGCTAAACGCCTTGAAGTAAACGGCATACAGATACTCGACATATCCGGTACTAAGGGGTATCAGGCATCAGGGGACCTCTATGAAGCTCTAAGTAATCGTAGGCTTGTGCACTCGGGCCAAGATGAGCTTGTTACCTCTATGGCAAACTGCGCCGCTAAAGAGAGCGATGCGAGCTGGAGAATTGTGCGCCGTAAATCTGCCGGGCCCGTCGATATCGCTATCGGCTTAAGTATGGTCGTACACGTACTTACGCAGCCTTTAGGTGAGGCTAAAGTATACAGTTAGACACGCGACACAAAGCCGTATTTATCCTTGACACTATGGGAAAATGGAGACTATGGGACTATTACAAACTCTAGGCTTGAGGACTGCTAAGCAGCCTGTCGAGGCTCAGTATGCCCCGGCCGTTATGGATACTACATACGGCTACGGCTCGTTTAATACGGGCTCTACTTTTGGTTATAACGGCGTAGGTATAGATCGCAATTTTGCACTACAGGTAGCTAGCGTAGCTCGCTGCCGTAATTTAGTCGCCGGTGTTATCTCCTCGATCGACCTTGCACTTTATAAAAAATCTACTGGTGAAAAGTTAGGCTCGCCGGTTTGGCTTGAGCAACCGGATCAACGGCAGCCGCGCAGTGTAACTATAGCTGCAACCGTAGATAGCCTTATGTTTTATGCGGTTGCATATTGGCGCGTTACCTCTTTGTATGCCGATGACGGACGGCCTAGCGGCTTTGAGTGGGTCGCTAATAATCGTGTCACATATACGACTAACCAATACGGTACAGAAATTAAAGATTATTTTGTAGACGGCAACCTAGTACCAATGGGCGGTATTGGATCGCTTGTTACTTTCCAATCTTTGTTACCAGGAGTATTACAGTCTGCAAGTACTACAATTAAAGCTGCATACGATATACAAAGAGCAGCCGCGGTATCTGCAGCTACTCCAATGGCTACTACAATCTTAAAAAATAACGGCGCAGATTTACCAGAGACACAGATACAAGGTATTTTGGCAGGTTGGAATAGCGCTAGAAAAAATCGTAGTACCGCTTATTTAACCTCTACTCTCACTGCAGAAAATATCGGTTTTAGTCCTCGAGATATGATGTATAACGAGGCAAGCCAATACTTAGCTACTGAGATCGCTCGCGCTATGAACGTACCTGCATATTATATTTCGGCAGATATGAATAATAGTATGACGTATCAAAATATATTAGACGGGCGTAAAGAGTTTGTTGCTTATTCTTTGCAGCCTTATATTTCAGCTATTGAGGACAGGCTCTCTATGAATGATATAACTAATGCCTCAAATCAGGTGCGTTTTGCGATAGACGATACGTTTTTACGTAGCGATGCAAAAGAGCGTTTAGATATTATCGAGAAAATGTTAAATCTAGATTTAATAGATGTAGACCAAGCTCGATCTATGGAGCAACTCACACCGCTAGGAGATGCAAGTGCTACTAACGTTTAGTCAAGAGATCCAAGCAGCCGATACAGAGCGCCGTATCGTATCCGGACTTGTCGCACCTTATGGCGAGGTCGGACACACAAGCGCAGGGCCGGTAGTGTTCGAGCGCGGCTCGATCTCTATTCCCGATGCAAGTGCTATCAAGCTTTTATCGCAGCATCAACAAGATAAACCGGTAGGGCGCGCTATCAGCTTTAGCGACTCTACTAGCGGCGTTTATGGATCGTTTAAGCTTTCGAGTAGCACTCGAGGACAAGATGCACTCGTATTAGCGCAAGAAAATCTCGTGTCCGGCTTATCCGTAGGGGTAGATGTGACCGCCTCTAAGCCAATGGGAGATTACTTGCTCGTGACGGCTGCAGTCCTCAAAGAGGTAAGCCTTGTCGAGAGTGCTGCCTTTTCTAGTGCAACCGTCGATGAAATTATGGCGGCACGTGCAGAGTTAGAGGCTGCAACAAGTACAAAAGAAAAAACCACTACTATTTCTACGACTATCGTAGAGATCGAAACAGAAACAGAAACAGAAATGGAGGAGGCCGTGACCACTGCCCCTGAAAATACACCGGAGGAAACCCCGGTAGATACACCGGTCGAGGCTGAAAAGGTCGAGGCTGCTCGTAAAATCATCCGTCCCTCAGTACTTGACTCTCAGAGAGTCCGCACACCTATTACCTCTATGGCGACATACACAGAGCACAAGATCAAAGCTGCACTTGGTAGCGATGACTCAAAGCTTTGGGTAACGGCTGCAGACGATAGCTTTAGTACTAACCCTGCTTTCAATCCAACGCAATATCTCTCAGAATTTCCTACAAATACACGTTTTGGCACACCTGCTATCGACGCGTGTAGCAAGGGAGTTTTACCTGCTAGTGGTATGACGATTAACGTGCCGTCACTCGTTACCTCAGCCGGTGGCCAGTCAGGCGTAGCACCTGAAGTTACAGTCGAGGCTGAGGCCGGAGCGGTAGCTAATACAGGTATGGTTACACAGTACCTAACCGGTACAGTAAACAAGTACTCAGGTATGAACACGATCAGCGTAGAGCTTTTAGAGCGCTCAGATCCTAATTTTTATGCCGAGCTTACTAATCAGCTACAAAATGCTTACCTTAAAACAATTGACACTACAGTACTAGCTGCTCTAATTGCAGCTGGTCAATATAGCTCGGGATGCGATGCGGACTCCGCAGGTATTATCGAGTTTGCCTCCGACTCAGCTCGTAAAGTTTACGAGGCTACAGGTTATTTTGCTAATAACTACATAGCGAACGGCTCCCAGTGGCAGCTACTTATGGGCAGCGTAGATACCACCGGGCGACCAATTTACTCAGCCGCTAATCCAATGAATAACGGCGGTAATGTAGGTCCCGGATCTATCCGAGGTAACGTACTAGGACTTGATCTATACGTAGACAAGAATTTTACGGCCACTACTACTATCGACGACTCAGCGGTAATCCTCGCACCTGAGGCGTTCACCGTTTATCAAAGCCCTCAGGCTTATATGTCAGTAAACGTAGTATCTAATCTGCAAGTGCAGGTAGCGATCTATGGTTATATGGCAACTATTGCGAAAATGCCTAAGGGTATTGTTAAGTTCAATCTTAACTAAGCAAAAAAACTAATAGTCGGTAGGGCTCTTAGCCCTTTGAGCCCTACCGGCCTCTTTTAAGATTGGAGTAAAGATGCCGGCTACATACGTCACCGAGGCTGAGCTACGCGCAAATCTTGGAATTGAAAATCTTTACTCGAGCGATATAGTCGAGACGTGTTGCCAGACTGCTCAGGATCTACTCAACCAGTTTTTATGGTTTGCCTCAGCTCCGGTAGTAGGAGTAACGCTACAAGATAACGTAGCTACGGCGATGATCGCTAACCCGATGTTATTTACTACAGGCCAGAGCGTAACCTTGAGTGGATGCGGCTCAACCTTTAACGGCACCTACACGATTACCGGTACGATGCCGTGGAGCGCAGGCACCGTAAATCAGATACCTAGCCTTGTTATAAATCCCTATAGTTTTAATTGGCCTAACGGTTTTAGCTTTATCCAATTTACAAAGGTAGCTGCTAACGTCAATTTCCAACGCGTACTCCCTTACGGCTCAGCCGTAGGAGCAGATACTAAAACTAACTCATACGCTACTACCCCGGCAATCCGTGAGGCAGCGATGATCCTCGCAGTAGATATTTTTCAGGCTCGCCAAGTCTCACAGACCGGTGGCGTGACGATCGACGGCTTTAGTCCTAGCCCTTACCGTATGGGTAACTCAATGATTGGCAAAATTAGAGGGCTCATAAGCGGCTACCAAAATCCTAATAGTATGGTGGGCTAAAGATGCCTGCCGCGATTACTACTTTACGAGCTAATCTAGCTACGGCTTTAGCCAATGCCGGAGTTTGGAATACCTACAGTTTTCCGCCTCCAACTATTACGGCTAATAGCGTTATCGTGGCCCCGGCTGATAATTATATTACGCCGAGTAATAACACTTACGCGGCTATCTCACCTTTAGCAAATCTTAAAATAATTATGACGGTACCTATGTTTGATAACCAAGGTAACCTAAACGGTATAGAGACTTTAGCGGTAGCAGTGTTCAATAAACTTGCTACCTCAAATATCGTAATGAACGTTGGCAGTATGTCGGCTCCCTCAGTACTCAGCGTACAAAGTGGGGATCTACTTACCGCTAGCTTTGACATATCCGTACTCACGAGCTGGAGTTAATAAATGCCATATACAGAGGATGACCTAAAGTTTTTGCGAAAAATCGGGCAGATCGTAGACGAGCCTGAACCGGTTAAAGTAGCAAAAGTAAAACCAACACCAACTACAAACGAAAGCGAGGAATAGGTCAATGGCCGTATTTCTATCTAATGGGGTCGTGGTAACACTAAATTCGGTGGACCTATCCGACCACGTAACAAGCGCAACTATTAACCGCGTATTTGAGGAGCTCGAAGTTACAGCTATGGGCGATTCTGCTAGACGATACGCTAAGGGCCTAGAGACCTCTACGGTTACTCTTGACTTTCTAAACGATACTGCAGCTAGTGAAGTCCTACAGACCTTGCAAGCTGCCTGGGGTACTACAGTGCCTCTAACACTTAAGCAGACAAGCGCAGCTATTTCAGCTGCTAACCCTGAATATCAGACTACAATTCTAGTTAATAACACTACAGATATTAACGGCGCAGTAGGAGATATCTCTACTCAGTCAATTACATTTACTTGTAACTCAGTTATCGTAGTAGACACTACGGTATAACCAACTAACAAAGGGGCGACAAATGGCACGACTCAAAATAACAAGGGCTAACGGGGACGTAACCGAGCATCAGATTACGCCGCGTATTGAGTACGCCTTTGAGCTTTACGCAAAAAAAGGTTTCCACAAAGCCTTTAGAGATGATGAAAAGCAGTCCGACGTTTACTGGTTAGCGTGGGAATGTATTAGGAGCAGCGGCGAAACCGTAAAAAGTTTTGGCGCGGATTTCTTAGACACACTTTCTAAGGTCGAGGTACTAGACGACGAACCTTTAGACTAGGGCGAGACTCCCTTACTTATCAGGTAGCGCAGCTATCTATTAGGTTAGGGATCTCGCCTCAGTCGGTCCTCGATCTCGATATAGAGATGTATAAAATGTTAGTACAAGTATTAAACGATCAAGCTAAGGAGGTGGAGCGAAATGCCAGTAGAAGTAAAAGGCGTTAAAACCACTCTTAAAGCTATCCGTAAAGTAGATCCTGAGCTACTTAAAGAAATGAATAAACAAATCCGTGCGGTGATGATCCCTATCCGTAATAAGGCTCGAGGATATGCACCGTCACCTCATCCCGATAATCTTTACAATTTTGGCGACGGCGCTAAGGATAAAAAGATTACTGCTCGAACCTCTGCTTTTCGTGAGTCCACTCTTGGCGGTACTGTAGGCAGACTTTTTCCTTTGTATAATCACGAGCAAGTAACAAAAGGTATTTACTACGCGCAGCCTGCCGGTAAACGAAATAGAAATGGATGGCAAGCTCTTTACTATGTAGCTAATAAGTCAGCTGCAGGCGCAATTTATGAGACGGCTGGACGAGCTAACCCGAGCGGATCCTCGCGTAGTGAGTCAAATAACCCGGGAGCAGGTGCTCACTTTATTAGTCGTATGGGCCCTCTATATGGAGAAAAGCGCGAGGAGCGCGGCCGTATGATCTTTAGAGCGTGGGCCGAGGATCAAGGCAGAGCTCAAGCTGCAGTCATTAAAGCTATCGAAAACACGATAAACGCCTTTAATCAAGGCCGCTACGGTAAGGCTGCATAATGGCATTAAATATACCTAGCCTAGTCGTAAGCGCCGTAACTACCTTTGACGGTAAAGCCCTAGCTAAGGGCGGTAATCAAATTGTAGGCTTTGCCAAGAAAGCCGCCGGGGCTCTTGGCTTAGCCTTTAGTACTCAGGCGGTTATTCAGTTTGGTAAAGACTCCGTTAAAGCTTTTGCAGATAACGAAAAGTCTGCCAAGCGCCTAGCCGGTGTAGTAAAAAATCTAGGTCAGGCTTTTGAGACCCCTTATATAGAGCAAAATTTAGATCAAATCTCGGCTAAGTTTGGATACCAAGGCGAGGTACTACGCGAGGCATACCAAAAACTTATTACGGCTACAGGCTCAGCCGCTAAATCAAACGAGCTCTTAACTCTTTCACTAGACGTAGCCGCCGGATCCGGCGAGGATTTAGTTTCAGTCAATCAGGATTTGGCCGCGCTATACGTAGGAAATACTAAGGGATTAAAAAAGTATAACCTCGGGCTAAGCCAAGCTGAGTTAAAGACTTTAGATTTTGAGGACGGCGTAGCTTTACTTACTAAAACGTTTAAGGGTGCTGCAGGAGATGAGCTAACTACTTACTCGGGCAAAATGCGCGTACTTGGCGAGGCTGCCGATAATGCTCAAGAGATTATAGGTAAATCTTTAGTCGATAGCTTTACAATTCTCTCAGGCGAGGGTAATTCGATTCAACCTCTAGCCGACTCTATGGCCGATCTCGCTACATACACGGGCGAGGTTATTACCGGCCTTGCTACGATGATCGCTGAGTTTAAGAAACTACCCGGCGTAGAAAAATATATTACTGATATTTATCCTTTCATATTAAAAAATCAGTTACCGGGTCAGCTTTTAGAGTTTGTCCGAGGATTTTCTCCAAAAGAACCTACGAGAATGGGCGGTTATCCTAGCTCGGCTTTAGGACCGGGTTACGTAGACCCTAATGAGGCTAAACGTAAAAAGGTCGAGGCAGATAGACTCAAGGCTGAAAAAGCGAGAGCCGCCGCTGCCGCCAAAACGGCAAGAGAAGAAAAAAATAAGATTTCTCTATCTAAGGCGGCTGCCGCTTTTGATAGTACCCGTATCTCAATAGCTGCAGCTTTACAGGCTACATACGACAAAGAGACAAAGCTACGCCTAGAGGCGCTTATGTTGATCGAGCAAGACAAAGGCGACGAGGCTCTAAAGAAAATCGGCGAGCTTGCAGCCTTTCAGAAAAACGCAGATATGCAGCGCTTAGCTGGCGTAGAGACAATTAGTAACGCTACTCTCCAATCTCTTAATACTCAGCTACTTACAGAGCTTAGAGTTATTAACGATAGCAAAATGGCCGAGGGCGATAAAGAGCTTGCACGCGAGGAGGCGTTTAAGAAATATAACGCTGCGATAACGGCTGCCGGTACTCTTATGGCTAAAGAGTCTTATAACGAGCGAGTACAGATCCAACTTACCGAGATCGCACGCCTAGCTTCTATTAGTAAAACTACAAGCGCAGTTAATACGGCTAACCTATTACTCGAGTCCTCAGAGCTATCTATGATCGAACGAGTAGCTATAGCTCAAAAGGCAGCGGACGATCAGCGCTTAGCAGCTCTTAAAGAGTACCAAAACGCCTTAAACAATACTGGCGGCAGCGGTGGTGGTACTTTTAATAACCCGGGCGACTACCTCAAGTTAGGGCCACTAGGCGGTTTAGCAGCTGGTGTTATCGCTGGAGTAACTCCGGGCTTTACTCCAATGCCTACACTAACCGAGCCTACTCCTAACTACGGCTGGAACCCTACTATGGGATTTCCCGGTCAAAGCGTAGAGCTAACGGTTAATACCGGTATCGGAGATCCCGAGGCTATAGCTAGAGCGGTAGAGGATGTACTTAACCAATCAACTTACAGAGGTACGTCGGTAAACCGAGGCGCAGGTAATTACATACTATGAGTAATTGGTTACCTGAGTGGAGGATCACGGTAGGTACGACCGTTTACGATAACGTGCTAGCCGTCAATATGGCCACAGGCCGCGACGATATCGACCTACAATGCAACGCAGGCTACGCACGTATGGAGATTATTAACCTTACTAATACACCTTTTGACATAGACGTAACCGATGCGCTTACCCTCGAGCTTAAGAATAGTGCCGGCGCTTATGTACCGGTATTCGGTGGTGAGGTATCAGATTTTGGTATCTCGGTACGCTCGCCTGAGGAGACCGGGTTTATAACAATCGGTAATATATTGGCCGTTGGATCTCTAGCTAAATTAACTAAAGCCCTATTCCCCGATGCCTTGGCTAAGGATGAGGACGGCAACCAGATTTACGACATACTAAACGAGCTACTAATTAACTCGTGGTTTGAGGTAGCACCTGCCTTACAATGGTATAACTACGACCCTACTACTACGTGGGCCAATGCAGAAAACGTAGGGCTAGGTGAGATAGATCAACCTGGACTCTACGAGATGATAGCTCGAGGAGCTGATCCGGCTAGCAGCTATAACCTCTGCGCTCAGATAGCACAAAGCGCACAAGGGCAGATATACGAGGACAAAGCCGGGCGAGTTTGCTACGCCGATACCGATCACCGTACGCAATATCTATCAACTAACGGCTATACGACTTTATCGGCTAACTACGCTATACCCTCTACGGTTAAAACGATCCTACAGATAGGCAAGATCCGTAACTCTTTAGTATTTAACTATGGGGCTAATTACAATAGCCAAGCTACGGCCCTCGATGCTAGCTCGATCGCTACTTATGGCCGCTATCAACGAGCCGTTACGACTAACCTCCATAACCTAGCCGATGTTGAGGACCTTATGGAGCGAGAGCTCGGGCTCCGAGCGATACCTCGAGAGCAGCTACAGAGTATTACCTTTAGGCTCGATAACTCAGAGCTACCCGATGCTGAGCGAGATAAGCTCATAGATGCGTTTTTTGGCGAGCCTATAGTTATTAACAATTTACCTATAAATATGTTTAACGGATCCTTTAACGGATTTGTAGAGGGGTTTGCTATCAAGGCTACCCCGGGTTATGTCGATCTAACCCTTACGCTAAGCCCTACAGATTTCTCACTGGTCGCGCCACAGTGGGCAACAGTTAGCCCGGGATCCCTAATATGGACCGGGGTAAATGCTACTCTTATCTGGCAAAATGCATTTGGAGGTTTAACGTAATGGCAACTACTACACCTAATTTCGGCTGGCCGGTACCTACCTCGACCGACCTAGTTAAAGACGGCGCTACCGCTATCGAGGCTCTCGGTGACTCTATAGATGCCTCGCTCCTTGATCTTAAAGGCGGCACAAGCGGCCAAGTATTAGCTAAAAACTCTAATACCGATATGGACTTTATTTGGGTCACTGATGCAGCCGGCGATATTACAGGCGTTACGGCCGGAGTAGGTATTTCAGGCGGCGGCACAAGCGGCACGGTAACCGTTACTAACTCTATGGCGACGGCAATAGATGCTAAAGGTGATCTTGTTGTAGGTACAGGCGCTGATACTTTTGATCGTTTAGCAGTCGGTGCTAATAACACAGTCTTAACGGCAGACTCGTCTACGGCTACTGGCCTTAAGTGGGCAGCGGCTGCAGCCGGCGGTAAAGTTTTACAAGTAGTAGCTGGGACTACTTCTACACAGGTATCCAATAGTACAACCACTTACGCGGATACAGGTCTAACCGTTTCTATTACTCCGTCTTCATCTTCAAGTAAAGTTTTAGTACTGGTTACTCAGAACGGTTTACAGCGTTCATCTGGCAGCTCAAATAACGCTATTTTTCTTAAACTATTACGCGGTGCAACAGACATTGCCCAAATTTTCGATACGGGACTTTATACCGATACCGCATTACTTCTCACTGGTTTTTCTGGATCGCTTAGCTACTTGGACTCGCCAGCGACTACGTCGTCGACTACCTATAAGACTCAGTTTTCTAACAGAGTCGCCAGCGCAGAAGTTAGAACTCAGGCAAATACTACCCTTTCCTCAATCGTCGCTATAGAAATTGGTGCATAATATGATTACTGGAGCAGATGTTTTAGGTATGTTAATACCACAAGGCGGTTGGATTATCACCGGCGAGGATTACGAAGCAATCGAGTTTTTAGAGTGCGATCCAATTACTAAACAAGAATACCTAAATGGTTTTTCGATTTATGAAAACTACGCAGAAACATTAAAAACAGAAAAAGCAGCTGCAAAAGCTGCACTACTTGAGCGCCTCGGCATTACTGCCGATGAGGCGGCTAGCCTACTCTCATAATGCTAAAGAGCTATAACGGATACCCGGCCTCTAAAGATCCGGACGAAATTAAAATTAAGGCGTACCCGGTAAAGGGTACAGACCGTAAGCTTAGGTGCGCTGAGAGTGTGGGCCCACTTTTGGCGGCCTTTGCGGCTGAGTTTCACGAGCTGATCGAGCCGATCGACGAGGGCACCTTTGATGACTGGGCTTACGCCTTTCGTATGGTGCGAGGTACTACAGATAAATTATCCTGCCACTCATCCGGTACGGCGATCGACCTTAACGCTACTAAACACCCTCTCGGCAAGGTGGGCACGTTTCCGGCTGAAAAGGTACCAATGATTCGGGCGCTATCTAAAAAGTACGGCCTTAAGTGGGGCGGCGATTTTAAGAGCCGAGCCGACGAAATGCACTGGGAGGTAGAAATATCACCCGTTAAGGCTAAAGCCTTAATCGAGAGTTTAGGGTTATAGTTAGACAAATCTCTAAGGGCACTAGGGAGTAACACTATGCAAGATCAGTTAATCGCTGCCGGTAAGTCATATGCTCGAGCAGCTCTAGCAAGCGCCGCGGCACTTTATATGTCCGGTATTACAGATCCTAAAGTACTAGCTAATGCGTTTATCGCAGGCTTAATCGGTCCTCTACTTAAAGCCCTGCAGCCAAGCGAAAAGCAGTACGGCTTAGGCTCTAAGTAATGCGAGCCCTGATAGGGGCGATACTGGGGAGTTTGCTCCTATCGGGGTGCGGTTACGACGGCTATGTAAGATATGAGTGCCAAGAGTTTGAGAACTGGCAAAAGCCTCAATGCGTTAAGCCTCAGTGTGAGGTTACCGGCACCTGTACTGAGGACCTTATTAGACAAAATGAGTAACGATAGAAAACGCCTAGCGCCTGAGGATATACACGCTCGCCTAATCTTTCTTATAGGTGCGGTATTGGCCTTAACCTTTTTTGTAATTACTGCCGGGGCCGTTTATGCGCTGGTCTTTGTTACTCAGCCCGTAGGGGCTCAAGCTCCTAACGATCGAGATTTTATTCAGCTCTTACAGACTCTAGCCATATTTTTAACTGGTGCTCTAGGCGGCGTACTAGCCGGTAATGGCCTTAAATCTAAAGGTAAAGATTCGCTAAAAACCGACACGCCTACTTAGATCCTTGCCATATGTCGGAGGGTGGGCTCATACTGATACTACACACGCCGAGAGGGCTACTCGGGTAGTAGCCTAATCGGCCTTAACAAAGGGCGATATATGAACAGTGCAGACTTTTTAATAGTCTTGGCAGTAACGGCAATAATGGCAGCGTTTATTAAAGCTGCGTACACACTCGGTTATCGAGAGGGCCATAGCGAGGGATACCTCAGGGGTCGAGCTATAGCTCAAGCTCTCAAAGATAAGGGCTTGGTCGGATAATGGGCTTTTTAGATAACTACGAGGATGTTAATAGCCGGATTAAGCGCTTTAGGACTGAGTACCCTACTGGCCGTTTAGTCGCCTTTATCGAGGACATAAACTTAGATAAGGGCACGATCCTAGTAAGAGCTGAGGCATATCGTGAGTACGAGGACTCAGTACCTAGCGCAGTCGATTACGCTTTTGGTAATGTAGCGACATATCCGCAAAATATGAAAAAGTGGTTTATCGAGGACACTTTCACAAGTGCCTACGGTAGAGTGATCGGCCTACTTACACCGAGTGAGGGCGGTAGACCTACTGCACAAGATATGCAAAAGGTAGAGACTGCACACGTCGAGGCTGATCCGTGGGCGACTAATGCAGCGATTGAAGGTATCCCTACTATGGCAACGGCTATAGCTGAGATCCAACAAGGGCTAGGCGGTGAGTTACCGGCTGAGCCTCCTCGATGCGTACACGGTACGAGAGTCTGGGCTGAGGGCAAAAGCGCTAAGACCGGTAACAAATGGGCGGCTTGGCGATGCACTCAAAATAATAAAACTACGCAGTGCGACCCTTTATGGCAAGTAGTAGGGAGTGACGGTAAATGGAAAAACCAACAATGACCGAGCAGTCTCTATTTGATTATATCAAGGATACATACCTTGAGGATCTTGAGAAATCGGAGCACACCTACGAGTACATAGATGCCACCAGTAACGGCTATAGGCTTACGATTGAGCTTAAATGCCGGCATACTCACTATGACGAGCTCATACTTGAGAAAGATAAGTACGAGTCGCTAATGAGTAGAGCTAATGAACTAGGCTTTACTCCCTTTTATATTAACTCAACGCCCGAGGGCATATACGCGTTCAACCTACGCAAAATAAAGGTTAGTTGGAAAACCAAGCGCTTACCGTCTAACACCTTAGAAAACGGGCCAGTGGTCGATAAAGCGGTAGCGCTACTACATATCAACGAGGCGGTGGCTTTATAATGGGAGAAATGACGTTTATTAAAAATGGTGTAATTACCACGATACGTGAAAATGGCGATGTAACTAGCGCACCGGCTGAAAGGTGCGACGGTTGCCACGAGCTAAAGTCGGGCGATTTTGGCTTTAAGGTCATAGACATATCAGGCACCGTAATCTTATGGCTATGCGAGGAGTGCAGAAAATGACTACATACAAGTACGAGTGCAGGCCGTGTAAAAAGGTCACGGATCAAATCGAGCGCATAATTACCGATAACCTGCCGCCTTACGTTAAAACGCTGCAGTGTACTCAGTGTGGGGTTATAGGCGTATGTATGATCGAGGAGCCTAGCGATGCGTAGTTATCAGTGAAAATAGGCTCGTTATGTACCGGCTACGGTGGTTTGGATCTTGCAGTCGAGGAACACTTTAAGGCTAAAACGGTTTGGTGTGCTGAGTTTGATAAATACGCATCAAAGGTGATTACAACGCACTTTAATATCCCTAATTACGGCGATATAAAATTTATTAACTGGGCTCAGGTTGAACCTATAGACATTCTTACGGCTGGTTATCCGTGTCAGCCTTTTAGTCACGCAGGTTATAGAAAAGGTACAGATGATGAAAGACACATATTTCCGTACATATTGGAAGCTATTAGCATACTTAGACCTCAGTGGGTCATCTTGGAAAACGTGCGAGGACATATCACCCTCGGACTTAAAGACGTTCTCCAAGGGCTTGCCGAGCACGGGTACGATGCTAGGTGGCAAATTATTCGCGCCTCGGACGTTGGAGCGCCGCATCAGAGGGCAAGACTCTTTATTATTGCCTACTCCAACAGTGATGCACGTCAGAAATCACGACGAGCCGATAGAGATATTCCAAGCGCGACAGTCGAGATCCTCAACGGGCCAGATAGGCAAATCGCTTGGAGTGGCGGTGCGGATGATAGCTACACCCACGACGAATATAAGTCACACGACGGGCAAATGCCGAGATTGGGGCGCAGATTTACTTCACGACGTGAAATGCACCTGCAAGCCGCGCCGGATGCGTTGGATCAAGCCGGTAAACTAAATGCCTATTTTGTCGAATATATTATGGGTCTGCCTATAGGCTGGGTGACAGATATTGGTCTAACACGTGCTCAGCAATTAAAACTTTTGGGTAATGGGGTGGTACCTCAACAGGCCGAATATGCTCTTGAATTGCTTACAGGCGATTGGGGTATAGATGATTAGTTATCCACAGGAGTTATCCACAGGCAGAGAGAAGGTGTGGATGACACGCAGGAGATACGCTCAAGTTATCCACATACTCACGGGTAACTTGACACGTGCGCTAGCATCCATACTCGCAGTAGAGCCGCTGATGCGGATAGCTCGTATGCGTAGTCTGGTGCTTATAGGCGGCCTATTACTATTTGTCAATAGCCCTAATGCGGTAGCGGTCAATACTGCGAGAGATGTTAATAACTACAAACTATATGCACATATAAAGCTACATAATGCTAATGAGTACCAATGCTTAGTACTGCTATGGGATAAAGAGAGTAGGTGGAATCCTCGAGCAGATAACCCTAAGTCCACTGCCTATGGCATACCTCAGCTACTTAAGCTTAAAGCTAAGGATCCATATATACAGATAGACTTAGGACTTAAGTACATAGACCATAGGTACGGCACCGTATGTAAAGCGTGGTCATATCATAAGAGGACTGGTCATTACTAATGGTACGAGGTAGGCAAGATCCTCGAGTCAGTAGGGACTACAAAAAGGTGCGACTTATAGTCCTAGCTAGAGACGGTTACGTATGCTTTTATTGTGGACAAGATGCTAATACCGTGGATCACATAGTTAGTATCAAAAACGGTGGCGATCCGGTCAATCCCGAGAACCTAATAGCCTGCTGCAAACGATGCAATAGCGCTAAAGGATCACGCTCACAGGGCGTTTTTTTAGCCTCAGTTTCTAC